GGTGTGGGTGGGGGGGGGGGGGGGGGCGGGCGCGGGGGGGGCCCCCCCCCCCCCCTGTCAATCATAGGTCACTCTTACCGTAGCTGTCCGGTTTGGTAGCTGGACCGTATAGGCCGCCGCCCACGGACATGTCGTCTGGTAGGTCCCCGCCTCCGGCCGGGTCACCGCCATCTCCGGGGGACGGCGGCGGGAGTTGCCACGGAGACTCTCTGGCATAGTCCCGCATGACGGGCTCCCCGCGCTCGGAGACCTCATGGTCAATACTACGAGCCCCCTTGACGAGGACCGCCACCTCCGAGCCGGGGGCGCCGGTGACGTCCACGTGCCACTTCTCAGGGTTGGAGCGGTCCAGTGCCGCACGGGCGCCGTCGCTGGTGAAGACGACCCACGGAGCCTTGGCGGACGCAATCCGAGGAACATAGTCCGGCAAGGTCCAGCGGGCGCGCCCCTCGGCGTCGAGTTCGATGTTCTCCCAGTACTCGATTCCGTCGTATGGAGATTCGGTGCAGGCGTGCTTCAGCCACATCCCGCCGCGCTGGGCAGTCAATTCAGGCACTCGCATGAAGAAGTTCTTGGTCCCGGTGATGTGAACCCCGGAGCTCGAGATCCACACCTGATTCCGTTCGCCGAACTGCATCGTGGTCGAGCTCTTATTAGCGTAGAATCTGGCATGAGACTCCCCCATTGGGCGGATGCTCACCGCATTAGGTCCCACATACAGCCTCGGCTTGTTGTCGCTGTTGGTACCGTACGAGAAGCCTCCGGAGTCGGCCCACCAGTAGATATCCTGAGCCCTGAGCCGTACGCCGCCGGCCTTGAACTCGAACAATGTGTCTCCGGACGGGGTGTACATGGTTACGTACGAGGTTCCCACGGAGATGTAGGGGACATCGCCCCCCAGACCGGCGTAGGGGGCCTGCATACGGATCGAGGGGTCCCCAGCCCGGTCCTTGAGCAAGGCGATCACCCCGTCTCCCCAGTTGTCCTCCAGCGAGTTGAAGGCCAGGCCGCACCCCCACTTCGAGCCGTCGGTGCCGACGTCTCGTCCAGTGCGGGTAGAGATGACATCGTTGAACCACACCATTGACCACGAGTCCCGTCGGCTGAGGTGTCCGCTGATGCTGATCGCCCCAGTGTGCGCATTGACGTCCAGGACCGACGTTCCCCGTGAGTCGTAGACCCGGAGGCCGTCAGAGGAGAGCTTGAGGCCTCGGTTGTAGGTACGCTCCGTCTGGAGCGTCGCTCCGGTGATGACCTGCCCGTCGATGGCCCCGGCCTGGATGTTGGAGGCGCTGACCGAGTTGGCCTCCAGCATACCGGCCTTGATCTTCTCGAACTCACCCTGCCCGGCTGTGATGATCTTCGTCCACACGTGGTGGGCGGTTGCGTTCACGAAGGACGCGTTTCCGGTCACTGTGAGCTGATCAGTGGTGATCTCCAGGAAGCGCCCGACGTCGGCCGCGATCTTCCTCGCGGTGAGCTCGGCTATGTTGGCCGCCCCTACGGTCAGCTTTCCCACGTCGAGGTTGCTGATCTGCTCGCTGGTGACCCGCATCCGCTCCCAGGAGGAGCCGTTCCACTTCCACTCAGCGACGATGTCTAGGGTCTGAGCGTCCTGGACCCGGACCGTGTCGCCGGGGGTCTCCCCCCGGAAGGGGGGCTCCGTGTCCGAGGTGCCTCTGATGTAGAGCACCGTGCCCAATGAGGAGCGAATTCGCCGGACGGCCGACTCCATGGTCGCGGCCGTCAGCCTGGAAACGCTCTTGGAGTACTCGTCGCCGGCCTCCTCCCAGCGCCACCCCTTCGGAGAGTAGGCGACGGTGGAGCCTTCAGCGGTGCGTGAGTTGTTGGGGAGAGACTGGCCTGGAGAGGCGAAGGCGGGGACGGTTACGTACTGGCCCCCGCGGGCACCTTCAGGCGCGGAGGCTGGATTGAGTGGCCCAGTCATCAGGAGGCCTTGATGATGTAGGGAAGGCCGAAGTACGGGTCACGGAGGTCAATGGGCTGCGACCCTCCGGTAGACGCCGCGATCGGGGACCTCTCGTTGGAGGAGGTGCCAGTAGACGTCAGGTAGGTGTAGCCGGACGTGCCGATACCGATGTCCTGGTTGGACGTGCGGGCCTGGAACCTCTTGGACTGGTCCGAGGACTCCCCGATCTCGTGAGTGTGGGCGGGAATCTGGGCGATGCTCAGGGTGAGGAGCGTGTTTCCGCCCTTGTCGCCGGGGCTGTACTTCGTGCCGGTACCGACCACGGACCGCTCCCGTATGTCAGGGATGCGGAAGTCCCCGGAATTGGTGGAGCCGTAGGTGGTCCCGATGGCGGCGAACAGGGCCGGGTAGGCGCTCCTCTGCAAGACCCGCCCGTCGCAGCGGAGCCATCCCTCCGGGTCGCGGTCTGCTCCGAACATCGCAATGGTCCCGACAGGGATCGCCTTGGCCAGATCGGTCCGGATAGCCTGGGCGATCGTCTTGACCTCCTCAAGGACCTTGGCAGGCTGCCCCTGGACGACGGCCTCCAGGGAGGTGACTCCGCGGGTGGCGGAGGAGATGCCGTCCTCTATCCGGATGAGGTCTGCCGCGGTGATCCGGGTCTCATTTGCCCCGAACCCGTCGCGCCACTGCTTGGTGGCGACGTACTCCTTCATTACCTGTCTCCTTCTGCTCTGAGGACGAAGACTCGCCCGTCGGGTGAGATCCACATGCTGGAACCTATTGTCCCACTATCTGGGGGGATGGGGCCCGAGGTGACCAGGTTGGTGGCCACCTGGGTCATGGCCTCGGTGAGATGCTTCATCTCCTTGAGGGTGCCCTCGCGGGCGGCCTGCTGCATCGCGTCGCTGCCCGCCAGCTTCCTCTCGACCTCGCGGGCGATGGCGTCAGCGTCAATGTTCTGCTTGAGGGTGATGTTGCTCTGAGCGCTCCAGGCCGACCTGTTCCCGGCCCGGTCGTAGGTGCGCAGGCGCACCTCGTACTCCCGGATCTCGTACCCGGCCAGGGAGATGCGCTGCATCGGGGACGGCATTGAGGCCACTACTGCCGGAGGAGTCCCAGGAAGCTGCACACTGACCTCGGCTCCTGCGAAGTCCCCCGGCATGCCCCCGCCGTCAACGCTCAGCAGGTCCCAGAACACTTGCAGGACTCCAAGAGTCTGGGAGAGCTGGGGCTTTGAGGGGACCGGAGGAGCGGACGTGTCCGTAGCCATGGTCGCGATGGTCTCGGGACCCCAGGAGCCGACGGCGTCGCGAGTGACGGCCCGGACCTTGAAGGCGTACCGGCCTCCCGGGGACAGCCCCTCAACCTCACCGGTGGTGTCGTTGGAGGTGAGCAGCCGTCCGGTGGGGTAGGGGATCTCGCGGACCGAGATCTCGTAGCCGGTCACGTCCACGGCCACGCCCAAGGTGTCCGTGGTGACCGCCTGCCACTCCAGGGACGCCACTGCCTGCGCGTAGCCGAGCGGCCCGATGACCGCCTTCGAGGAGATGACCAGCCCCTGAGGAGGCAGGGGCCAGTGCTTGCTAGGAGTCGCCTCGGGTCGAGGGTTCTGGCCGTCGGAGGTGGCGGCACCTAGCACGCCTTTCTGGCGCTTGGCCAGGCGCGACAGGACGTCATCGAGCATGGTGCCGAAGGTCGTGTGGCCCTGGCAGCGACCGTTCTCGGTGACGGAGATAGAGATCTGGGTGACGCGCATGCGCTCAAGCCCGGTACCGCGCTCGATCCGGACCCAGTCACCGAGGGAGTAGTCCTCGAAGGGGAGCCACTGGAGGTCGTCGGCCTCCCACTCGCGCTTCACCTCGGCAGCAGGCGTGGCTCCGGTCTTGAGGGTAAGGTCAGCCACGCTGCGGGCCGTGGACTCCAGCTCGACGCCTCCGGCGCTGACCACCTTCTCGGTACGGGGAAGGTTTGGCGGAGCCTCCGGGTTGGGGAAGGTCCACGTGCGCCCCCCATCCCCCTTCACGAGGACATGGGTGCACAGCTGAGACCAGTCCAGCTTCTCGGGGGCCGACGTCGTCCCGGCCCCCAGGCGCCACACGACGGAGGTGTTCTCGCGCTTCAGGGCCGAGTCGGCGTTGTAGACCTGGAGCGTACGGCCCCGCCACCGGTAGTCGATCATGCCCATGTTCATGAGCGTGTCGAGGACCGACTTGAGGGAGACCGTAGGGTCGAAGGCCAGGGTGGTCTTGGTAGCCCAGGGCTGCCCGGCCGAGTCGGTCGCGAGGGAGGCGTCCAGTGACAGCCCGGCGCCCCACCCCCGCGTTACGGCCGCGTCCCACAGGGTGTGCAGGATCTCGCCGGCGTTGCGTGAGTTGAACTTGTACTTGCCGTCCTTGTCCTTGGCCACTGGAGGGACGTTCCATACGAGAGCGCCCTCCAGACGGTGCCCGATGTGGATCAGGTCCGCCTTGCGGTGATTCGTACCGTCGTCCACGAGGTTCCACTCGGAGGACAGGTTGATGAAGCGGCCGTTGTAGGGCTCGTGCCAGGTCTGGCCGTCGTAACTGAGTTCGACGGCGATCTCCACGGCCTCGTCGAGGAGCTCGCCGCGTACTCCCAGTCCCCCATTCGGGTAGGAGAGGGTGAGCGACGGCGTGGCCTGCCGGGGGCAGGTGAACGTGCCGGCCAGGGCGTCGGGGAGTACGCCCAGCCGCGCCCCGGCCTGCTCGTAGGCGACGTAGCGCATGGCCAGCCCCTTCGGAAACGCGAGATTGCGCGGCATCAGTAGGCCGTCCTTCCGCGGAAGCTCCCAGATGTCCCGGTCAGCGTCATGGAGATACGGCCGTCAGCGTCTGGGGTGGGCCGGAATCCTCCGGGGCTCATGGAGATCTCGCCGTCAGCCGAGCGGGCACCTGGCTGAACGTCCCACCCGTCCCCGGGGTTCTTCCAGGCGCGGTAGCCGGAGATGTCGACCAGCAGCTTCTCTCCACTGTTGAGGGCGCCCGTGAAGGTGAACGAGGAGCCGGAGACGTTGTCCTTCACCGTGCAGGTGCCAGCCGTCGGCTCCAGGAGGAGCCTCCCGTCCGGGATAGGCATCACGCAGCCGTTGAACTTCGACATGTCGTTCAGCGGGGAGACGATATCCTCGGTACCGCGCCACAGGCCGGAGACGATCTCGTAGGTGACCGTGAACGAGATAATCTCCGAGTGCGGGTTGAAGCTCGGGTCCAGCGAGGACTTGAGGCGGACCTGAGCCTCCCGGACCGGGCCCCCCTTGGGCGTGTACCGGAGCGTCTGGAGTCGCCCGAAGGCGTACAGGCGTCGCGATAGGTCCTGATAGTTGCGCTCCAGGACCTCCAGTCCCTCCTTGCAGCGATTGCCGTTGCGCCCATCGGCCCAGGAGAACACGGAGAACTTCAGGGCGACGGTGGCCGGCTTCAGGACGGCGGCAGCGGTCGGCAGGATTCCGAACCTCCCGGGGACGCTCACAGAGGTGGTCCAGGGCTCGCCGCGGGTCGGCAGAGTCGTCCCCTCTTCGAGCACCCAGCGCTGACGCTCGTCGTCCAGATCGGTACCGTCCAGTGAGTAGATGGCCATGGGTGGGTGACCCTCCTCAGATGATCGCGGCCAGACGCAGCCCCTCGGCGACCTCGTCGCGAGTCTGGGAATCCGGCTTGGCCTGTGGATAGTTGTTGGTGATGTTGATTGTAGCCCCTGATCGGCTTTCCTTATCAAACGATCCGGAGGACTCGGGGGCCGGGTTCGGCCTGCCGGACGAGGCTCGGGCGGGGAGAGGCTGCACGTCGGCGTTGAGCCCGATCGTGGCCGGCTTCGTCAGGTCCTCGGTGAGCCCTCGCAGGGAGTCCCGAACGGCGCCGTACTGGCTCTCCAGCCCCTTGATGAGGCCCTGCATGATCATCTCACCGGCAGGGGTGAGCAGGACCTTGTCGACAGGGGCGGGACCCTTCCACGAGGGGAGCAGGTTGGTCAGCGACGACAGGCTTGATTGCACTGAGGAGAACATCGACTGGATACCGTCAATGAGTCCGTTGATGATGTCGCGGCCGGCCGAGATCAGCCAGGACCCGGCTCCTGAGAAAATGCCCTGAATCCTGCCAGGCAGGGAGCTGACGAAACTGATGACTCCGCTGACCCCGGACGACACCGCGGAGCGCATGGCATTCCAGGCGTCCGACGTGAAGCTCTCGGCCGCGTTCCAGCCCGAGCTGATGAAGTTCTTCACCCCGTCGATGGCGGAGGACACGACGCTCTTGATCGTGTTCCAGACCGAGGAGGTGACGCTGGAGATGAAGTTCCAACCGGCACTGACAATGCTTCGGGCCACGGAGATTCCTGAGGTCACCACGGAGGAGATGAGGTTCCAGGCGCCCCCAATGACCGCAGTGATCGCATTCCACGAGACCTGAGCCGATGTGCGCAGGAGGTTGCCGAACACGGAGAACGCGGTCGTGATGATGTTCCAGATCGTCTGACCGATCTGGCTGATGCCGTTCCAGGCCCGGGACCAGTCGCCGGTGATCACACCCATGACGGTGCTGATGACCCCCTGGATAATGTTGACGGCCCACGACACCGCGGTCTGGATGGCCTGCCAGGCGCCCACCACTACGGGGCCGGCTATCTGCATGATCGTGGCGACCGCCTGGATCGCCGGGATAAGCGCGGCGGCGAGCATCTGCACGATGCTCACGATGATCGGGAGGATCTGCGGCAGCAGCTCGGCGACGATCGGCCCGAGCTGGACGATGAGCTCTTGGATGACCGGGATGAGGGCCTGGATGATCGGCAGCAGGGCGGCGCCCAGCTGCTCCACGATCGGGACGAGGATCGGAACGAGCTGCTGGAGGATCGGGGCCAGCCCCTCTATCAGCTGAGCCACTAGAGGTGCGATGGCCGCCAGCAAGGCGCCGGCCACTGTCGCGATGGCGCCGAAAGCCTCGCCCAGAGCAGGCATGGCCGGGGCGAGGGCCTGCACCGCGGTGTAGACCCCGTTGAAGAAGGCGATCAGACCTCCCTGAAAGGCGGGGTCCTGGAGAGCAGCAGAGATGCCCTTGAGCCCGGTCTCGATGATCTGCCCCACCAGGGGCAGGATCGTGGAGATGGTTGGCCCCAGGGAGATGAAAGCCTGGCCGAGGGATCCGACGCCGGCGAAGGCGTGCGAGGCCGCCTCACCCATCGCGCTGAAGATGGAGGTGAGCGTCCCCTGCCACAGCGGCCCGTTGACGGCCTGGTTGGCCCTGTCGAGGGCCGCGGCGATGGAGTCGATAGGGGCCGAGCCGGCCGCCATGGCCGTGAAGACCCCGCCCAGGATGCCCCCTAGGTCGAAGACGATGTCCTTCAGGGTCCCGAAGGTCTTGGCGGCGGCCTGGATAGCTGCGTCCATCTCCCCGGAGGCGGTCTTGGCCTGCACCCAGTTCTGGAAGCTGTAGGCGACGTCGTTCGCCCACGAGGCGATCGAGGGGAGGTACTTCGCCCCGGTCTCGCCCAGGGTCAGCAGGGCGTCGGTGAACGCCCCGGCCCCGTCACCGCCGATGTCGAGGGCCTGAGCCAGGTAGTTCAGGGAGGCCCGGAAGCCTGGGATGTGGTCCTGGGCGGCGCTGGCGACCGCCGCAGACATGCGGCCAAGCTGCGTGGCGACGTTGGAGATGGACGGGCCGAGCGCGTCGAGAGCGTTGGTGGCGAAGCCACGGATGGCGTCGGCCCCCCCCCCCCCCCCCCCCGGCGCGGGGGCCCCTCTCTGGGGCGCGGACGACGGGGCGCGGGGGCGGGCGCG